CGCCTACGATATGGCGTTTGAATACGCGGTGCGAATGGGGTGGGGCTACTGGCGCATCATTACCGACTACACCCGCGAAGATTCGTTCGATCAGGAGATTTACATCGAGCCGGTGGATAATCCGTTTTCGGTGTACTTCGATCCAAACAGCGTTGCCCCCGATGGGAGCGATGCGGAACGCTGTCTGATCACCACGGTTATCCCCAAGTCAAAGTTCCGCGACCTGTACCCAGGCAAAGACGATGGCACCGGCTTTACGTCGCGTGGCACCGGCGACTCGTCGGCGTCCTGGGTCATGCGGGACGATATTCGGATCGCCGAGTATTTCCATGTGGAGCGCGAAGCGGCGACGCTGTGTCTGATGGAGGATGGGACGTCGGTGTTTGAGTCGGATCTCCCCGATGAGGCGATTCCTTTTGTCATTGATCGCCGCAAGTCGGCACGACGGGTGGTGAAGTGGTGCAAGTTGACGGCGATGGACGTACTGGAAGAAAAGATTTGGCCTGGACGTTGGATTCCGATTGTGCCGGTCTACGGCGCACAAATTACGGTCGAGGATCAACGGCGTAAATATGGCATTGTGCGGTTTGCGAAAGACCCACAGCGGATGTACAACTTTTGGCGCACGGCGATGACGGAAGCGGTGGCCTTGGCTCCCAAAGCGAAGTGGCTATTGGCTGAAGGGCAGGACGAAGGGCACGAGCAGGAATGGAGCTTGGCGAACATCAAGTCGTATCCCGTGTTGCGGTACAAGCAGACCGACATCGACGGACGACCCGCCCAGGTGCCGACACGCATCCAGCCCGAAGCTCCACCGCAAGGGATTATGGAATCGGCTGCGGCCATTGCGAACGATTTGCAATCGGTGGTCGGGATCTACGACCCTGCCCAGCAACTCCCTGGCAACATGAGCGGGAAAGCGTTGCAGGGCCAGCAGATGCAGACGGATCAAACGAACTTCCACTTCTACGACAATCTCACCCGCTCCATTAAGCACACCGGTAAGATCGTCCTCGACCTGATTCCAAAAATCTATGACACGCAACGGGCGATGCGGATCATTGGGGCTGATGGGACACCGGAGATGACGACGATCAACGGTATTGACGAACTGGGTCGCGTGTTGAACGATGTGACGGTCGGGGAATACGATGTGGTCATGGATACAGGGCCAGGGTATCTTAGCAAACGCCAAGCCGCTGTGGATGCGATGATCCCGATGGTGTCGGCCTATCCGAAGTTGTTTGAAGTCGCGGGTGACCTCCTGTTTAAGAATATGGACTTCCCTGGGGCTGATGTCATTGCGGATCGGTTGGCCTCGATGAATCCCCTATCACAGATCGATCAAAAGTCGGACATCCCGCCCCAGGCGCAGATGGCGATCAAGCAGGGCCAACAACAGGTTCAGCAACTGCAACAGCAACTGCAAGCGGCACAGCTCGAAATCAATAACCGCGCACAGGTCGCACAGATCCATGAAGAGGGATCGACCAAGCGCAAGCTGATGGACGTCACGGCACGGGCGCATAATACCGAGACGATGGCAGAGGTAAAGGTCAACGATCAAAATACTCGCGCCATCACGAGCCAGAATAAGACGGAGCTGGAGGCGATTGTGGCGATGCTGCTCAAGCACATGGATACCGGTCGGCTGGAGCGGGAGATCGCAAACCGGAACGTGGAGCAGCAACTGGCGATGCAGCGGGCGCAAGCCGATATTGCCATTCGTCCGAACCCGCTGACGCAGCCCTCCGCACCGCCGATGGGCGACGCCGCGCAGATGCTCCCGCCGCAGGTGCCATCACCAGAGATGTCCCAGCAGCCGCAATCTGAGGGGATGCCTGATCCCTCACCACGATACTAAGGAGCCGTATGCCTACTGTCACGAGCCAGAACAAAGCGGCGTTCGACGAAGAGTTTTACGAGACGCGAAAAGATCGCCATCCTAAGCCCAAGAAGTCGGACGAAGCCCCGTCGTTGCCCAGCCCTGATATGGGGGAATGGATGAAGCGGTACGAGGCGCACAAGAAGGAAGGGCGACACTTCCATAACTTACTTCGCATGGCGGCGTTGCACGGGGACTCGGCAGCGCACGACTCGATCATGGATCTCTACGAGAAGTATGAGTACATGGAGTCGGTACCGAAGAGCGCAAAGAAGACCTTGCAAGGCTTCCATGATGTGTGGTATCCGAAGATTGAGAAGATGACCTAACGCTGCATCATGCAGCTTCCCAACCCGTCGGGCTTGACGGGGGACAATTCGTGAGGCAACTCATGGCGAACGAGGAACGGTTAGCGGCGCAAGTGGTCACGGGCGACACGAAAGCCGCCTTTGTAGAACAACGGTTGGGATTATCCACCCCTGAGACTCCAGCACCTGACGTACCGGCACCGGTGGTCGATGCGACTGTTGAGGCTGCACCGGCAGAGCCAACAGCGGAGGCCGAAGCGGATGTGGTCACCCCACTCGATGTCGTCGCAGAGGTAAAGGACAGGGAGCCGAAGACCAATCCAAAGTTAGAGCGACGATTTAGCGAAATGACGCGGCAGCGCGAACAGGCACGGGACGAAGCACGGCAGGAACGCGAAAAGCGGGAGCAAGTGGAAGCGAAAGTGCGGGAATTGGAATCCCGCCTGACGCCTACCGTGGTGTCCGATGACGAGGAACCCAGGCCGAGTGCGTATCACGATGCCTACGAGTATGCCAAGGATCTCTCGGTGTACGCAGCCAGCAAAGCGTTGCGGGATCGGGATCAGCAACAGGCGATGGCCCAGGCACAAGCACAACGCACCGTGTTGATGCAGTCGTGGGCGACACGCATTGAAGAGACGAAAGCGGAACTCCCGAATTTCGTCGAGATGGTCGAGTCTTCCGATATTCGGATTAGCGACCCTGTGCGTGATGCGATTTTAGAATCTGAGGTCGGGCCGAAAATCCTGTATCACCTTGCAGAACATCCAGAGGTGGCAGAGAAACTCACGAGGGGGTCGATGATTACGGCTTTGCGTGAGATCGGACGGCTGGAAGCGCAGTTGACACAGACACACGAACGACCAGAACCGGTGAAACCGTCGCTGAAAAGCAAGGCACCGGCTCCTATCACTCCACTCCGGTCGAACGCGGGCGGTGCGGTCGCGCACGTTGACGCTGATGGCGAATACCACGGCAGTTTTCAAGCGTGGAAGCAAGCCCGTTTAGCCGGTAAAATTCGGTAAAGGAACATTATGTCGAACAATCTATTGACCATCAGTAAAATTACAAACGAAGCCTTGATGGTACTCGAAAACGAGTTAACCTTCGCAGGGCAAGTGACCCGTGAGTACGATGACCAGTTCGCGGTGTCAGGAGCCAAGATTGGCAACACGCTGAACGTGCGTCGTCCAGGGCGGTTTATTGGGACATCTGGCCCCGCGTTGAACGTCGAAGACTTCAACGAAACCTCCATTCCGGTGACCCTCTCCACGCAGTTCCATGTGGATACCCAGTTCACCACGCAGGATCTTGCGCTGTCGTTGGATATGTTCAGCGACCGTGTCTTGAAGCCCGCGATTGCCGCGATTGCCAACAAGATCGATTATGACGGTCTGATTATGGCGAAGAACAACACCGCCAACATTGTTGGAGTTGCGGGCACCCCGCCGACCAGCTTGTTGACGTACCTTACGGCTGGTGCCTACCTCGATAGCGAAGCGGCTCCCCGTGACGGGAAGCGGTCGTGTACGGTGGAACCCTTCACCTCAGCCACGATTGTGGACGCACTCAAGGGTCTGTTTGTGCCGTCCGATGTCATCTCGAAGCAGTACAAGAAGGGGATGATGGGCCGAGATTCAGCGGGCATGAACTGGTACATGGATCAGAACGTGGCCTCGCAGACGTTTGGATCGTATGCGGCCAAGACGTTGGCGACGAACACCGCGACCTTTACGGGTTCGCTCACCACGGGCTGGGCGTCCAGCTCGACCATCACGTTGGTGGCTTCTGCATCGTCAGCGACGTTGAACCAAGGCGATATCATCCAGATTGCTGGGGTCTATGCGGTGAATCCGCAGAACCGTCAAGCGTATGGATCAGGGAAGCTCCGCAACTTTGTGGTCACCGCGACCACGGCGGTGGCGGGTAGCCCTGGTACCTCGATCATCGTCTCTCCCGCGATCATTACGGCGGGACAGTTCCAGAACGTCAGCGTCACCGCGACCTCCGCGACAGCGGTGGTCACACCGTTTGACAAGCTGGGAACAGTGTCCCCTCAGAACCTCGTGATGCACAAGAACGCCTTCACGTTGGCGACGGCTGATTTGGAGTTGCCCGATGGCGTCCATTTTGCGGGTCGCGCCTCCGATAAGGAGATCGGCCTGAGCATTCGCGTGGTGCGGCAGTACACCATCAACAACGATTCGATCCCGACTCGTTTGGATGTGTTGTACGGCTGGGCCCCGTTGTATCCTGAATTAGCCTGTCGCGTTGCGGCCTAATTTTTTTGATTATAAAGGAGTAGATTATGAGTAATCCTGGCCCAGCATCAGCAACCACCGCACATTATCTGATCGGTGGGGATAGTACCGACGGCACCGCCATTGGCATCAATGGTGGGCCAGTTGGCTTTTTCGGCGTGACTCCTGCGGTGCAGCAGACTGCCTCCGCAAGTGTTACCACGGTCACCGCAGGATCGACGACCAATGTGTTTGTCAATACCAGCTTCGATGGTGGTATTGGCACCACGGCCTACACGGTCGGTGATGTGGTCAAGGCTCTCAAGAATCTTGGCCTCATTGCTTAGTCGCCACGAGGGGGAGGGGGATTGTCCCTCTCCCCCGTTTTTAGCAAAGGAATTTCCATGACTAACACACAAACAATACGACTTAGCGGTCAAACATTTGCGCTTGCTCTGACGTCGTCGGCGTCGTCGGCACTTGAAATTACGGCTACGACCAACGATCAGACTACATATGTGTCGCTTCTCAACACCGGCACGGGCGTGGCGGCGATTGAATTCTCGACCACTTCAACGGTGCCCACTCCTGCGATTGCGAGTAGCGGGAACGGTGGCTCATTTGTCCTTGCGCCCTCGATGCAAATGCCGATTGTGCTGGCGTGTCCTCGTGCGCCATTTTATATCAAAGGCATTTCGTCTGGCACGAATGCGCTTTATATTACGGCTGTCCAAGCGGGGTAACGATGAGCAACAACACCGCCTCCACCACGACGCAAAACATTGTCCCAGTGCAAGGGCTGTTTGAGCCTGAGCCTACGTTCGCGCTGATCTCGCTGATCGGCCCAGCAGGAACGGCGTTCACCCCTCCGATTAATCCTATTCAGTCTGGTCTTACTATTACGAACAGCACTCTGGACTCGTCGGTGATCGGGGGCACGACTCCTGCGGCGGCAACGTTTACTGCGCTGGTGACG